GTACTGAGCCTAACAGTAGAAAATGAACAGCTACGTAAAGTAGGGGCCAGTCTGGAAGCGATACTAGCTTGGAGAAAGAAAGTATCAGAAGGGAAACCCGCCACAGAAAGACGTGTTACAGGAGCTGTTACTGGCCCAGGATATACACCAGCTGAAGCTAAGAAGATCCTCACTCCGTTCATCCACAAGAAGAGACTGCACAACCTGAAAGTTAGTGTAGTTGCCACAGCCGACAAACTACCTGACGCAGTAAAGAAAGACATAGGGGATCTAGATAGCACCTATGGGGTGTACAAGGACGATGTCATATATGTAGTTGCGGACAAACATGCCTCACCTGCTCAATTGATGGAGACTATGGCTCACGAAGCCATGGGACACGCGGGATTCGCTCGTATGTTCCAACAGGATTACGATAATAGTGTTACATCCCTGTTCAATAAACTGGGTGGACTGCCGGGCATTACGAACCACGCAGTAGAGCTGGAAGTATCCGAAGACCTTGCACCGTACATAGCTGAGTTTAACGAGGCAATGAAGGGTAAGGACAGGCAGGCGCAGCGAGATGCTGAACGTATGCTTACTGAAGAGTTTCTAGCTGTGGCTCAAGGTAAGGAAGCTACAAGTTCTTTACCGTTGCGCGTATGGAACGCGATCAAAACCCATATCCGTAGGATGTCCAACTGGCTGCGTGGTAGAGGGCTTACGAATATAGATAAGTTAGACGCCACAGATATACACAACCTCCTGCGCGAAATGCGAGAAGCTGCTACTGGGGAGCTTAAAGCCCCGGTAAGTCGTAAAGCCCTGCAGAGTCGTAGTTTGCTTGAGAAAGCGGGAGACAGAGCTGCTCTAGAAGGTATAGCTTATGTTCACGAACAGCACACTACGACTGGCACTGCAGAGGAGCGCAAGAAACAGGAAGGACTTGCAGCTGAAAAGTCCCCAGAAGTTGATGACTCACATTACAAAAAAGATGACGATGTAGCTAACGCGAAAACTGGCACCAACCCGACTGCAAAGATGAAGGCCAAGGCGTGGAAGGACTTCATGATCAAGGTCGAGACTAAGTGGTTCGCTGGTGAGTCCGCTCTGATGCACGCTATTCGGGATCGTATCAGGAACTCTGATACATCTACAAAAGATGCTATATCCAAACTGCTGAGTTTAAGTCAGTCTCAAGTGGTGCATGGTGCGGGGCTCGGTGCTCTAGTTACCGAATGGGGTGGGCTCGCTTACGACAAGGCTATGGGTAAGTGGAAGGCGGTCGAGAAGAAATATAACCTCCACACCCTCATGTCTGAGGTAGACGAATTAGGGGTAGAAAAAGAGATAAGTAAGCCGCTATTTAGAGAGATAGCACAGCTGTACTTCGAGGGCAGGCGCATGGTCGCCATGCACAATAACAAGCGCCTTGTCGAGGCTGAACTGTCAGCTGCAGAGACTGCACTGAAGGCCGTAAATCCTAAAGATAAGGAACAGAATACCCCGCACTACCAAACGTTGGAGAAGAATGTAGATGACGCTAGAAGACGTTTTGATAAGATCGCTGAGCAGCACCTACACATGACTGAAGCGGAGGCTGAAGCCGCAGTTAAGTTAGGGGAAGAACACGATCTCAAACCCGCTGCAGCGCACTGGGATAAGATCAGAGCTGAAGTTGTGGGTATCATGGAGGAGGGGGGTCTGTACTCTAAAGCTCAGGCCGAAATACTCATAAGCAACGCGGGGTATGTACCGTTCTATCGTGCGAAAGCTGAAGATGAGATGTTTGTAGGCCCTCAGGAGTACATAAAAGGACTACAGGTAAATAGAGAGAAGAAGTTCAGAGGATCGGACATGCCGGTCAATGACGTCTTCGTCAACATGGAGCGTTGGATAGCTGCTGAGGTTAACCGTTCTATTAGGAACCACTCAGGTCTTAAGTTAGCGAAAGAAGCAGTAAAGCATAAGCTGGGAACGGAGCTAGGACCTGAGGCAGAAGCTACGAAACATGAGAAGTGGCGGTTTCATACCAATAGGATCAAATTATTTAAAGAGGGAGAAGTAATTTATTACTACATGAAGGACCCTCTTTATGTAGATGCGTTCACAGGCATAGATGGTGTTAACGCTAAGTCCATTGGCGCGTTGGTTAAGGCAGGTAACTTCCTCAGGCAGTCCGTAGTTTTGTACCCTATGTTCTCTATTGGGCAGGTGTTTCAGGACTCATTTGGCGCGATGTTCTCGTCAGGGTTGAAGCCTAAGTATGCGTTCAAAATCCCCTTAGAAGCTGTTAAGGAGATGGTCAGAACTGTTAAGGGCACTAGCGCTGAACACGCTAAGCTCAAGGCTTGGGGTTCAACGGGCACCATTGACTGGTCTGCCGTAGCAGCTAGACACGCTACAGAAATGAAGACCGGCATAAAAGAGGGACATGGGTTGTGGGGGAAGTGGCTTAAACCATGGCTAGAACGCTTCTCGATGTCTGCTGATAACGCAGTCCGGCAGGCTGTCTACAAATTAGCCCTAGAACAGGGGGTGTCAGAGGAAGTAGCCGTAGAGATGTCGTTTGAGCTGATCAACTTCAGACGCCGAGGCTCATACCAAGTCGCACAAACAATGGGGAACTATATTCCGTTCTTCAGTGCGTATCTGCAGGCCCAGCACGTTGCCCTAAAAGTGCTAACTGGACGTGGTATAGCTGGAGTAAACCTAACTGCTGAGGATAGAAAGGAGGCACGCCAAGTTCTGGCTATGACAACGAGCGGGACAGTCGCTATGTCCTTCCTGTTCGCGATGATGAACGGCGGTGATGATGACTACATCAACGAGAACGCTGTAACCAGAGATCGCAGAATAATCATACCGCATACGGGCGGTTGGGGCGTGCCAATTAGACAGGACGTGTTTTCAATACCGAAGATCATGACGGAGCATATTACTCTGCTCATGGCCGACATGGCGCATGAAGACCCTGCCAAATTGCGGAAGTCGCTACATGATTCTGTTTGGCACTCTATATTAAGTCCAACGGCAGTGCCGCAAGGGATCAAACCTCTAGCTGAACTGTGGACGAACTACAGCTTCTTCACCGGCAGGCCGATAGTTGGGCAGTACCTTAGAACCCTGAATAAAGAAATGCAGTTTACCCCCGGCACCTCTGAAATTAGTAAGATCCTAGGGAAGTCTGGGCTCGTATCGCCTGTGCACCTAGACCACCTTATTAGAGGATACTTCGGGTACGCTGGTGGGCTCACTATGTGGATATCTAACGAGATTGGGAAGCACGGTGCCTTCGGACCTGCCAGACCATCTAGTCCTACATGGGCTGACGCCCTATCTGCCATGCCGGGTAATCGCCCCTTCATTAGTAAGACATATGGGGCAGCTGCCAAGAATGATTTCTATCGACTGCTCTCTGAAGTAGACCGCGTAGCTAACAGTTTAGCTAGGAAGAAGTCAGACTCTCCAGAGCAAGTAGCCGACTTCGTTGCTGACAATATCAGCCTGATAAAGATGGAGAAGGCTGTTAATACCGTTAAAGGACAGCTGGCGAAGATACGGAAGACCATTCGCCAGATCTCTGCTATGCAGGGTATGAGCGCCGACGAGAAAGAGCGGAGAATCTCTAGACTCCAAGAGGCTGAGCAGCGTATGATGAACAACGTTACTGAGAAGCTTAGAAATATTGAAGGAGTCAATGAAGAACTCGAATGGCGAATCCTCCCAGACTCAGCCCAGTAGTACCCCCACGCACGACCCTGTACTAAGTCCCGACCACTACACTTCTGGCTCCATTGAGTGCATCGATGCTATAAAAGCATCTATGAGCCATGAGGCCTATCTTGGGTTCTTGAAAGGTCAGGTACAGAAGTACCTGTGGCGATACGAGAAGAAAGACCCTGCCAAGAGTTTGCAGGACCTTAGAAAAGGGCGTTTCTATCTTGAGGCGTTGATTACCGAAGTCTCAGAATAAAAAAACCCTCCCAGACGGCGAGAAGGAGGAGTACCGTGGGAGGGTCATGAGCACTTTGGAGAGAGCTACGGAGCATACGTGGCTCTCGGTAACTATAGTATCAGGCTGTCCTATACACACGCAACCCTACTATTAAATTCTCTGTAGTTTTGGTTACCTTCACCTTGATACCGAATCTACTAGCCGCCGCACGTATGCGACTTTGCAGCGACCCGCAGTTTAGACAGGGGATGAAAAAACTGTCGCGCATCTTCATCCCCCCAATAACGGACAAGTCCCACATCTAGTTCTTTTCCGCGATGTAGTCGTCCATATCTACTTCTGACGTATCGAACTCTACAGTATCAGTAGGTGTAGACATTATCCCAGTGCCAGAAGTCATCCGTTTCTTCTTGAGCCCTCTGTACTTTATGCCAGTTAAGCTGTTCAGTAGATCGTCCATACTAATCTGCTGGCTTGCACAGTAGTCTCGAAGCGCCTTCCTAGACACAAATAACAGATCATTCTCAGCTTCGTATCTGACTACGATCTGCCCGTACGCTGGCTTAACGATTACGCTGTGTGTAACGTCATCTAGCTCTTCGTTGTTTATGACCAGCGTGGCTCCAATGTTCTCATTCAAGAACTCACCCATCACTCCGACATGATCCGTGATGTGCATATCTAGCTCAATGCGTGACTTCCTTATCAGTTCACATACCCAGTCTTTCAGCTTCACAGTACCTAGATCCAGCCCCATGCAGTCGTAAGCTAGTTTCGCAGCCACCGTAACAACCGCACCTAGCCCAACCCAGAAGCGTTCGCCGCCATCGTATCCTACGTCTTTCTCTATTTCGTCTCTGGCTGCGTTTATCATATCGGGGATATCTTTCTGGTACTTGACCATCCACTGAGCGTACCCCAGACCTGCTACTCCGTAGTTGTTCTCGATTAGGTTGTACAGGTCTCTACCTGCTGTATCTGTGAATGGCTTAGTCATAGTTACATCCATGAAGCGCCGCATCTCACCTTCTGCTCTAGACTTGATCGCAGATAACTTATCTTTCGGCGATGCGTTGCTGGATGTACTTAGAATCGTAGACCATTCCGTCGAGTTAACGCGGAGAGCATTCTTCTGCCCCTCCATACGGTTTTTACCCCTACCTCGTGACGTAGCGTACATGAACTCAGAGGTAACTATTGGAGTGCTGTTTGTCATCTCATCAACCGTCATTGGCAGGTTGTGCATGATTCCCATAAGGTGCTGTCTAGATGCAGATGTGTCGTCTTCCGACAGCATTAGTTTTATTGGATGCCCCCAGATGCTGTTCTGGACAGCCAGCGCTAGAGTCTTACCCGTGCCGGACGCGTTACTAATGAAGTTGACGTTGACACCTGCCAGCCCTGTGAATGTCATGAGTGGAGCAGCGAATCCGAGAGCTACGGCGAAAGCCTTCTCCGGGTCAGAGTCCGCGTAATTTTGAACTCCTTCTATCCAGATATCTCTGTTCCCTTTTGATATGAGGTAGTCGCTCAACCCGCGAGTGTAGCTAGACGGGGGACTGAACTCTTCTCCCCTAGGTGTGTAGTTGTGTTCACCGATCAAGAACTCTGTGCAGTCCTCATTCCAGCCGTATCTAGCCTTGGCTTTGTCTGCCTTGCTTTTGCGCTGAAGCTCTTTTACGAATGTTGTTGTATAAGACATAATATTACCCATTTGCTTTTGCGACCCAGCAACTCCATGTGCGCTGAGTACGTCTTTAAATTCCCGTGCCGACTGAACTATTTTCAAAGGGGCAGCAAATTCTCTGACCTCATCATGTGGCAGCTCATGACACATTAGCACTGTCTCTCCATCGACAGGATCGTAGATTCGTCTAGTGACGAATAAATTATGTTCGTAGATTTGAATCTCTATCTTCTCTCCGTCTTCATCCTTGCCTTCTTTGTATACTCCTCCTGATCTACCCTTAAAGTAAGGGTAGGGTAGATCGTCCATGGTGCACGGTTCAGAGGTTTTACTTACCGCCGGTTTTTCTTCTGCGGGTGGGAATAAAGTGGAAGATACCTCTGGGCGTGTTGGTTCAGTTTTCGGTGCTCTAGCGAATTCCCTTCCTAAAAGAATAGGTGATGTGATGCTCAACGTACATTCAGCACAGAGGTCCTCTTTTGTTCCTTGTGACAACTCCCTCATGTATGTGCACGTGTAAGGTCCTAGTGTGTTGTCGGCTTTTAATTGAGTCTTCTGCTCCTCGTATCGGTGGTCCTCAATGGACATCCGGTGGATCATTTTATTTCCGTCAACGCATCTGATAGCAATTGACAGGCCTCCACGCCATAACGGTTCGTAGTATCCGTCCTGCTCTTTTACCATGGCTGCAATCTGTGCACAGCCGTTCCCTCTCAAGCTCTTTCTGACGATCATAGGGAAGCTACTCTGTGAGTCTCCCTCCACCAGATATCTGGTGTTGTCATCCATTCCCTCCCGGTTGGGGCGGTTAGTTATTACTTCTGGGAGAGCCTTTGGCAACTTGGTGCGGATGCTATCCACACTAGATGCGTTTCCAGTAAGGAGAATAGATACTTCTGCTGGGCTGTTTGGGTCCTTATAATTGTACGTTTCGGGCACTCGAAGTATCCGTGCGGCATCCGCCGTAACTGAGTGGTCCGCCTTGAGTCCTGAGATCTCACATAGTGTCTTTAGCCCCACTGCCAGCGGCTTCCATTCTTCTACTGTTATGTGGTCAATGAACGGCCAGTAGATATGGCACCCGCGCCCAGAGTTAACGACAGTTGGTTTGGGAAGGCCTGTTGTTTTGAGGAACTGTTTTACAGCTGTGAGACCTTCGCCTTGTGATTTATATGGTTTACCCTCCCCACAGTCTACGTCTAGCCACAGACTTTTGAGGAACATAGCGTTTTCGCTAGTCCTATTTGTTGGCTCATTAAAAGTAGCCAGAGCGTAGTAAGCATCTGACTTTGTTGATACCAGCTTGCTAGAGCCGGATATGATATCGGCTTTAGACTTTACGAAGTTTTGGCGCACTACTCCGTTGTTGATGCCAACTGAGCAGTAAAACCCCTTGTTTGGGAGGATAGCGTCAAAGAACTCAATACCCATAGCTATCTCCTGAGTGGACTCGGGGGCCTCATGGCCCCCGCGATTTAGAACTTTCCCTTATCTTAATCGTCCCACTCAGAAAGAACGTCAGCGATATCGTTCTCCGGCTTAACCTTCGGACCATTAGGTTTTTTAACAACCCTAGGCGCTACAACAGCCTTGTGCGTTTCTGGGTCATCTCCGTTATTGCTCCAGCTGGCGTACGATGGAATGTTCACCAGATCAGTTGCCTCTATGGACTCACCACAAGCGTTCGTAATATCCCACTCGTCATCCGTCAGCGGTCTCACCGGGCTGAAGAACAATTTGGGGTGAGGCGTGCTGGTATCGAACCGCACCTCAGTTACTACCGCAGTGATACGAGTCTTATGCCCATTGATGTATTTGGCATAGGCTTCCAGCGGCATTTTAGTCCCTTCAGCCTTGCCGAAAATGGACGTAGATGGGAGCGACAGCGAGAATAGATCGCCTTTAAGATCACCTTCCAGCAACACAGCTATACGCCGAGAAAATGAACACGCCCGTCCTTTACCATTGTTGCTTGATCCCGCCACGTTTTGTGAGCAGGTTGCGCACGAATTGCTCTGAGGCGTTGTTGAAGCCTTATGAGGGGCTCTACCGTTCTCGGACCAGCATACGGGTGGTGAGAATGCCCCTTCTTCAAACGCGTTGGGATAATACGTACGGTGCACATGAGGCGCAACCCGGACAATAACCATATTCATAGCACGATCTTCGTTGACCTGAATCTCGTCACCATTGACTATCATGCGGAATACGGACCCTTTGATGCTGATGCGTTTGCCCCCACCAGCTCCACCCACTAGGGCTCTAGTGGCTTCATCCGCTCCAACGTTCTGCATATGTTTCGGCAGATCTTTGGCTTTCATCCCTTCAAATAACACTAATTCATCACTCATGCTTGCTCTCCTTCTAGGTGGTTCTGTCTCAATCCGTCCAAGAACTCTATTAGCTCAGACTTCTTGTACATTACTTTTCTACCGTTTCGGATGTACGGCAAATTATCGTCTACTCTCATCCGATACAGCTTACTAACGGATACACGCAGGAATCTAGTAGCTTCTGCTGTATCTAGATATTCCGTCTCGAGTACTGGCACCACTACTACATCCATAATTATTTGCCTCGTCTGACTACTATAGAATAGCGGCTGTCCGCTGCTATTGGTGGTACTACTTCAGGGTTCTGCTCTATAAACTCACGCATGTTTGACTGATGTATGCGGCGTTCGAACAGGTCGAATGCTTCGTTCTCTAGGGCAAAATTCTTGAACTCGTCCCAGTCCGGTGCCCAGTATCTGGTTCGTGTGGCTCGTGAAGCGGTACCTTGTGAGGTCTTGAGGCTGGTTACATTCAGTTCAGTCATCCCCGCCATCAACTCCGCTTCTATAAGTTTCAACTGATCTTTCAGCTTAGAATCGGTTTCTTCGTACTTGTGTTTAGCGTCACTACGAGCGTCACGTATCTTCACATATGTAGCTATTAATTTATTAGTGTCCACTATCGTCCCTCTCTTCCTCGTAAATTCTAGTCAGCATTCTGTGCTGTGATTCTTTGGACTCCAGCGCTTTGTATACCCGCTTCTCAATAGGTGACCCGCATATTTTTATGATAGTCATTTTGTTCTTCTGCGGAGGTCTGTTTATACGCTCGTTTGCTTGAAGCCAAGTCTCTACTGATGCTATAGGGCCGAACCATACTATCGTATCTGCCGCCGTGAGTGTTATACCGTGCGCTGCGCTTTGAGGTTGGATAACTAATACACGCGGGTCATCCGTAGTCTGGAACGCGTGAAATATATCTGCTCGCTTTTGTGCTGAAACTTCTCCGTTTACGACTTCTGCACTTATCTTTTCCGACTTGAGCCTATCCGCCAGTATAGTTATGGCGTGTCTAAACGGCACGAACACGACCACCTTGTTAGTAGTGGCATTGACTATATCGACTACCTCCCGCAGTCTGTTTCTACAATCGACTTCTACTACGTCGCCGGAGTCTGAATACACAGCACCACAGGATACTTGTAACAGTTTTGTCATAGCAGCCGCTGCGTGTACCGCTGAGACCCCCTCCCCACCTTCAACACGCATAAACTTCTCGTTCTTTATCTCTTCGTAGCA